CTTTCACCTCCGCTCAATATAGGGCTTTGGAAGTTAGATATAAGAAAGTTGTTGAACTTTCTAAACAACTCCAAGCTAAAGTAGATGAACTTAGTAAAGGTCAATCTAGTGGATCTGGTTTAGTTAAAGAATATAATGAACTTAAAGCAAGTTTTGAAAATTTGACTAAACGTGAAAAACTGGAAATTGATGCTCTTAATAACCTGAGTGTTGCTCTTCAAACATACAAGGATCAGGTTGCACATTTTACTGCTGAAAATCCAATAGTTCCTCCTTCGGATGATACTATGACTGATAGAGTAGTAGAATTGTCTAAAGAGCTCGATGCTTGTAAAAAACAAGTAGACGACATGCAAAAACAGATTACTAGTTTAAATAAGTTAAATACAGATATTAGTTCTGAACTTGTAAAGAAAAACAAGGAATGTTCTGATATGAGTGCTGATCTTACTAAGAAAGAAGCAGAACTCAAAACAGCTAGTGAAAAGGTAACTTCTCTTCAAACTGAATTAGATTCGACTAAAGAAAACTATACAACAACAAAAACAGCTTTAGATGAAGCTAATACTGAAAAGAAAACCTTACAAGATAAAACTTCTGAACAAGAAAAACAGATTGGCACATTGAATGCAGATATTGCAAAACTTCAGGAAAAAGTTAAGAAACTTACTGAAGAAGGAGTACCTGCAGATGATGGATCTACTACTGAAGATTCTTACAAGAAGGTTTCGATGTTTACTGTAAAACCTCAAGAAGGTATTACCTTTAAAGCAAATGGTAAAGTTATTGATGGAAGTGTATTCTTCTTAAAAGGTAGCTCTGTTACTATTGAATGCTTTAAAGATGGTATAAAGACAAAGAATTTTGTCTATGAAGAATATTAATATTTGGAGGTAGCTTATAAATGGCTAACAAAGTACTTGAAAAAATTGATTTTACTTCTATTAAGAGTGAATTGATTGATAATGTACAAAACGTTGTTACTGATGAAGCAAAGAAATATTTCACCAAATGGTTGAAAGAATCTGGCATGCCTCAGATTAAAGAGGTTGTTGACGTATACACTGCTAAACTTAAAGAAGATGCAGCTAAAGAACAGGGTTGGTGCAAGATCCGTGATGGATTCCTCCTTCCTACTGTAATCCTCTTCTCCTTTACAGTTCTTAACAACCTTCTTTCTAAAGTAGTTGAAGAAACGAAATAATACTATTACCCTATCAGGTTATTCCTGATAGGGTATTGGTTTGACACTTATATAAAATACATTTTTAAACGGTGATTTTATATGAATAAAGAAAAAATATACTTACCAAGAGATCTAAATAGCATGGTTCATGTAGCTGATGGTGTTAGACACAATAGATATTATATACCTGATCCTACTTTACCATTTACTTATGAAGATCTTATTGAAAATAAAGATTGGTTTATCACTCTAGTACATCATAACGTATTAGAGCATATGAAAAATGATACATTGATAAAATATACGATTAAGTTTTTTAAAGATGATATTACAGAAACTCCTAGTCCTATAAATGTAGCATTACAAACAAAACATCCTACCAATAATAGTATTGTAAATTCTCAAACAGCAATCTTAGCTGGTAAAATTCCTGCAATATTAAATGAATCGTATTATGATAAGTCATTAATCTCTATTCCTATAGCTCATATTTTAAACTTAGATACAATGGCAGCAAAACCTTATTCTGGAGTAGTATGCTCCTTACAAATAGATATTCCTAAATTAAACTATGATAATCATATTTATTATGAATTCGAATCTGCTACAGATTATGAAATAATGAATAGAGTAGGGTTATTTGAATGGATTATCTCTGATGGTATTTATGGGGATGGAAATGTTTATTATAGAAAAATAATATATGGAATTCCTGGTGAAATACAAAATAAAATTATAATACCTGATGTTGATAAAGATGACGATGAATATGTTGGAGAGGATTAGAATATTATGGCTATTAGAAAATATTTTAATACACTTAGATTTACAAAGGAAGATGGAATTGTTGATCATGGATTAATAGGGAATAGTTGGGGTAAAGAAGAGTCTGGAGGATCTATTTTATTTAATTCTCCTTCTTGTATTCAAGATCCTTATTTAGATTTTAAATACAATTCAGCATCTTTCTTTAAAAAGAGTTCATATTTATTTAATATGGATAATATTACTCTTAGATTAGATGGGTTATTCTGCGTTAGTTTTTGGTTTAAATTACACGATTCTGCTATAGTAAAATTAGATACAAATAAGAATAAAAATAAATATATCCCTGGATTAGAATTTTCTGATGATAAAGGGAATGTTTTTAAAATACTTATAGGCTATTACAATGAATCTCCTGAAAAGATTTCTGTTGCTTTCTTTATGAACGGTGAATCATTATATGAATACCCATATAATATTAATACAGAATGGCATCAGATTATGTTTAGTAGAGGTGCTCATAGTTTAGATAGATTCTTCTTTGATGGAAGAAAAGTAGTAGAATATGAAAATACAAATATTCATATAGGGACAATTTTAACTGGTCTTAAATTTGGTAATCCTGATTATGGTCCAAATAGTGAAGATTATGAATATGAATTAGATCAATTGCAAATATCTGATGATTCTACATATGAAGATGATTTTGAAATAGGAGATTTGCGACAGATTGTTCAAAAGTTCCCACCAGTAGAACTTCCTGATCATTCAGAAGCTGAATCTATTTATATTAAAAATGTAAAGTATGCTGCTCCGTTTAATTATACTGATAATGAAACTGCATGGGATAAAATATTATATGATATTCCTATTACAAGACCAGTTTATTATACAAAACCAAGATATGCGGAATTAAATATGATCAATAAGATCAGATTTGAAGAAAATAATAGTATAGCCCATTCTAGTTTTAAATCTTACAGATATCCTGAAATAGAGCAATAAATAAGAGCATAGGTCTAAGACCTATGCTCTATCTTTTTAGTAATCAGTCATATCTATTCTTCTTTTAGCTATGTCTTCATTATATCCTATTACAAACCCATAATCACGCATCTTAAATCCAGAGGCAAAACATCTTAAATTATAAGTTTTACCAGGTGTAACACCCATAATTATATAATAGGAATACTCTTCGGGTTTTTTAATATATTCATTGTATGCAGGAATATACCATTTAGAATCAGTGTGAGAAATGTATGGATTAAACCATGGAGTCTTTGTATCTAAATTATAAATACCTGTTCCAGAGAAAGGAGGATATGTTTCAGCTACAGATTCACCGTTTCGTATTTTAGTTAATACATCAGTCATTGTTGCATATCCGTCTCTTACATCACTCCATTCATCTGATTTGGAGTGCCATGTATAGTTTACAACTACTCTATCTACATCATTAGGTATAGTTATAACCCTATCTCTAATATGAGTCCATAAATCTCTCTTTTCATCATATCTATTACCTGCACTATTGATAGGAATTAATCCATAAGCAAAGGATAATTCTGTAGCATCTGATGCGGTAAGAATTCCATTATCCATAATAGGAGTTGTATTAGATATACTAGGAGTACCAGGTCTATACCCTTTTTCAGGAATTATAGTAGGATTGATAGTATCTCCACGTAATACATAGATTATATCATCATTAGTATATTCTTTCCCATTATAAACTACACTAATTCTTTGATGAGGAACTTGTTGTATTTGTATAGCATATTTAGGTATATAATTTAGTTGAATAGGATCATTGAATAAGAAGCTCTTATAATCTATTTTAAACATCTTAGCATTAGATACATTAATATCAGCAGTAACTACATTAGGAGCTAATGCAACTTCAATGACTCCATTACCATTCTTTCCTCCTAAAATATCTTTAGAAAAGCTACCAACTGTATAGTCTTCAATATTCCCATAAATATATTCATTTACATATTTAGGAACTTTGTTTCTACTTTTCCTTAATTTAAACTTAGGAACTAATGAATCTACTTTAGGGCTAAGATTTAATACTTCTAGATTATATCTGGATTTGATATCAGTTGAGATTTTGTGAACAGTATTAGATATATCTAATTCATCTTTTCTATCAACTAATTTACCATTTACAAATATAGCGGTTAAATTTTTATTCAGATTTCTATCTATTTCATTTTTATTATAATAGATATAACCACTCATAGGAAGCTCAGGAATGGCTTTATTATATTTTGTTCCAGTATAGAAACATATAACGTCTAGAGTATCACTGCTTTTTATATCTAAAGAATCTGATAGATTTAAAATTCCTTTATAAATATTGATTGTATAATCTACTCCATGAATTAATTCTTTTCTATTAAAGAAAACCTTAAATCTATTTCTTATATCAAGAATCATATAATAAGGTGATAATAGATCATACTGATATTTATTAGTTTCACATTCAAAATTTAATTCCATCTTTTGAACGGCATATTGTCCTTTATTATGAGCAAATACGAATTTTAAATCTTTATCAGATGAAATCTGTAAATCGGTATTATCTTTAATTCTTATAGTGTAATTATCTATACGATCATAATATCTAGCTGGAATTAGCTTTCCTTCTTTATCTATAATAAAGAATTGCATTTCTGTAAATTGTTTATATGGAAATGGTATGGTTACATCATATTTACTATGGTATTCAAATACGTTGATTTTGGAATATATTTCATAAGGTTCTATATCTGCTTTTAATACAGTTATTACAACCTTACCATCTACTTCATTATTTCCACCAACTATTGTTTCTGTATCAGTAAATACAACATGATCATTATTTGGTTCATCAGAGCAATTAGGATCTCCACTTATATAAGAAGAACCTCCTCCTGCTTTGATATCTCCTCCACCACCACCATAATATCCAGCTCCTCCACCAGGAGCTCCACCTTTACAGGTAATAGTTGAGGTTTCTTTTAATCCATCGCCACCAGTATTTCTAGATCCATTAGATAATCTTACAAATTCAGTAGATATAGAATTCTTATCTAAACTACCACCATATCCACCAGCAGTTTGTGTACCAGACTTTCCAGAATATCCAGAATTATACCATTTATATTCTAATGCAGGATCTCCATTGCTTTCATTTAAAGGTTCTCCTTCATATCCTCCACCATCTAGTCCTTTTACTGGTTTTATAAGATAATCATCATTGCTTGTTCTTATTATAAAATCAGTTCCACCGCCAGCACCAGCAGCTATCATATAGAAATAGTTTTTATCATCACTAAAAATGGAGATAGCGGAAGATCCGCCACCTCCATAACCAACCATTTCATTCTTAGGTTTAAAAGAATCTCCACCTTTACCAAATCCTTTTCCACCTATACGACCTTCAGGTTTGCATCCTACAAATACCCAAAGATGATCAATATTACTTACATCTAGAATGCCTTTGGTATATCCACCTCTAGAGAAGATATTTAGATCTCTTGTTTGAGAACCAGCTCCATAGCATTCTACTTTTATAGATCGAATACCAGTAAGATTTATATATTCAGGTACTCCATCATTAGGTCTAAAAACAAATACTTTATTCCCATTGTTTTGCTCTACGATATTACCCATTATAAACTCCTTACTGTATTATTTTAACCGTGGCTCCTGCAGCTCCCCATGGTTTATTATTCATAGATTCAGTGTTTACTAATTCAACTGTATGGGAGTGAGGATATTCTTTAATATAAATAGTTCTTAATTCAGGGCAATTGGTAAATGCATTTTGATCTATATGCTTTACTGATGCAGGAAGAGTTATTTCCTTAAGTACATCAGATCCTATAGCATAAGCTCCAATACGCTTTAAACCTTTTCCTTGTTGTCCCAATTCAGGCTCTACAGGTTCATCTATAATCACTTCTTTTAATTTACTACAGTTATTAAAAGCTCCTTCTTCTATAATATCAATAGAATTAGGAATTGTAACTTTTGAAAGCTCTGTATTATCACTAAAAGAATTCTTATGGATTATACCACATGAATTAGGAATAGAAACTTCTTTTATCTTAGTATTAGAAAATGCCCCACTACCAATATAAGAAATATTGTTATTAAGAGTTAATGAACTTAATGAACTACAATTCTTAAATGCAGCAGGATATATTTCTGTTATTGTATCAGGGATGACTACATTGTTTAATTTATTAAATCCATAGAATTGATAAGATTGTACTCTAGTCTTATTTGAATCAAAGGATACAGTTTCTATTGAATTTCTATTAACCTGTGTATTTTCCATAATATATTGATTAGAAGCCTTATCAAAGGTTATATTGATTATAGAATTAGGTTCAAATGCATTATCTGCTACCTTAGCTGTATCAGGAATAAATATATTGTTTAATAACCCAAATGCATTTTCATCAACTTCTAAATTGGTTCCCTTTAAGATAATATTTTTTAATCTAGAACAAGATACAAAAGCATAAGAATTTATCTTATTCAAATGCTTAGAAAAATCTACATATTTAAGATCACTCATACCCTTAAATGTATAAGGAAGTATAATATTAATATTACTTTCTTCTTCAAAACGTATACCAATAACTCCTCTTTTATCTGTAAAGAAACTTGAGAATGTATTGTTTGGTTGAAGTCTTATAGATATAGAAGTAGCGTTATTTGCTATTAACGCATACTTAAGACCAGGCATATCTTCATGAAGAAAATCTATATCTGTACTATTATTAGGAGAAACCTTTTCCCAATCTACATAATAATCTTCTACCACACCTGATATAATATCTGTATCTTGTCTATCTGTATAATCTGTATACAAATATCCAGTTAAGAAATCTTGTTGTACAGGATATTCTACTCTACTGTATAACGTACCAGATATCATAGTTCTAGAATACCAGTGATTATAATCTTTTACATAAGTAAGATTTCCATATATAGCATCTATAGTAACGTCTTTGATTTTATCTGTAGGTATAGGAGTTGAATACATTTCATCAAACATGATATCATCATGATCAAATTTCTTATCAATGTATTCATAAGGCCCTTCAATACCATAATTATTCAAAGAAACTTTATGTTTATACAAATATAAAATGGTTATGGTTTTACCTACTTTGAATTCAGATTCGGCCCTATATGTAGAAATTATGGTGTTTCCATCTATCTTATATCTATTAGGATTAATATAAGTTCCATTTATAAATATAATAGTATTTTCTTTTGTTATTATATTATTAGCAAAATAGCTACTAGGAATAGTTACCCGATTATTTATCACTATAGGTAATTCATTCTTTTCAAAATCTATACGTTCAGTATATCCACCTTCAGATCCTTTATTTTTTATAGAAATTACAGTGATATTTCTTCCTTTAGTAAAGTATAAATTAGGATCTCCAAAGGAAATACTATTATTAGCAGCATTATAAGAATACTTTTGCGATTGTTCTAATGATACACTACCCACAAATACAATGAATGAAGACTTAGGACCTATAAACTTATTTAGTTTAAATACAGTTTGTCCATCATATTCAGCAGGTATTTGTTGAATATCTAATTCAAAATTAGAATCACTATTTATATTGAATTTAGAATTCTTCATATCATTAAATATAATCATAGTATAATTAGCATACTTAGCATGTCTTATATCTACACCATTATTGAATCTTATAGTATGATTATCAATAAGATCAAATCTATCTTTACTAATATAAGTAGTATTTCCAAATAGTAAGAAATTATTTTTACTTAATTCATATGAAGTAAAAGGAGGATCAAAGGATACTATACCATCATCCCCAGAAGATTTTGAATAAGAATAAACAAAGTTTATTCCTGTATTACCCATATATTTATTTTCAAGAAGTTCTCCTTCTTCTTCAAATTCAGCTCTTACATAAGGGAATACGAATACTAGATAATCGTTTCTATCTTCTGTTTTGTATAACTTAGAATGATCAAATAAAGTAATAGCACTTCCATCTTCAGATGTAGTATAATCATTCTTCTTATCCAAATAGATACCATCCTTATTAAATACAAAGAAATATTTATCTCCCTTGGGATAAGATTTGTAAGGATAAGGAACATTTACAACATATTGTTCATTTTCATCAGCATATACAAGATTAGAAGACATATACACATCATGATTATAAGGAACATGTAAGAAGTTATCATCAGATTCGATATAAAATATTTCTATTCTATCCCCAGGTCTAAATGTAACAGCAGTATATAACTTTTTATTTTTTATCTTATTAGTAAAGGTAGCTACATCGATCTTATAAATAGAATTATTTAAAAGAAGACCATTTCTAAATACTAAATATCTTTTAGGATCCCATCCTGTTTTAAATTCTTCTTCTAATTCTAGTATATTAGAATTGAAATTTATAAAGTATTTATGATATAAGAATTGCTTATTAGATCCTACATAAATAGGAAGATCGGCATAATATTTATTATCTTCTATTTTTATATTTCCATTAGAATCAGAAATATAATTTACAGGATACAGATTATTTTCAGATATCTCCACAAATAATTGCATATCTTCGTATTTAATACCGCTGCAATGATGACAATGATCTTTAAACTTTTCATTTAGTTCATCTAGTACCAAATAATCGGAAATTCGTTGTATCCCATTACCTTTAATATTAGATGGATCTATTTTTCCTTTGTATACTTCTTTTTCAATTACAGTAACAGAAGAGAACGCATCATGACCATCAAATGGATAAAAGAATACATTAACTGATCCATTTACCAAATTATACTTTGATGCTTCAGACTGTTTAAAGGTAACTGTACAGTTGATATCTTTATAGTTTTCAGCAATGGTATCATTGAATTTATTAACTATTTCACCATATTCAATATTAATAAATCCATTCCTAAAGAAAGAAGCCCCACGCATAGGTTCTAGATTATATCTTTGGAAATTAAGATCAGTAGTCTTTTTATTATCAGTTACAAGAGTATTTAAAGCAATAACTGTATTATCTGAGTTTATATTATAAGGGTATAATTTGTATTTGCTTTTATCATCAACGTCATAACCAAGACCCAAATCTAAATTATTGTTTTTATCTCTATAATCAATAGTATTTACTCTTACATAGAATCCATTCCCTTTATATTGCTCTAAAATTATTTGTAGGTTAAATTTACTAGAATAATAATTTCCTGATATAGATAAATCCCATCCATTAACTTTATTAGATTTAGAGTCCTCAGTAGGAGAAAATGTATCTATGATAAGATTGTCCATATTGTAATATTTTTTAACGTTATTTAAATATCTTTCTTTATCTCCTATAATAAGAGAATATATAGGAGCAGTAGACTTTTTATCTATTAAAGAGAACAATGCAAAAGGTTCTAAGTTATTTATTGTATTTACATCATTATCTGTTATTTCATAAGAGGTATCCTTTTCTCTAATCATAAAATATGGATTAGAGAACACAACCAAAGCATCAAATACAATTCTAGTTACATCATTATTTGAAGCTCTATTAGTGTATACAGAAGATAAATCTATAACAGATGATCCAGTAAAAGAAATCCCATCACGGTCTTTCCTTTTATGTTTATCTAAATAACTTGTCCCATCATTATATTCATAATCATATAGAGATCCTTCTTTGGATTCCAACTCTGAAATTGATATATTGCTCAATTTCATTTCAGAATCTAGATTCATACTAATATTGCTTGTAATTATAGTAGTATTAGTATTATTTCTAGATGCTATAATATCATTTATCGGCTGTCTATCCGAATTATCAAAATTAATATCAGTATTATAATTATTTGATTGAAACGGTATTTTAATAGTTCCATTGTATTTACTTAGCTTAGTAAACATATAATTTCTGTGCCTCCTAAGTAAAAATTATTACTAATATGTACCCCTATGCGAATTAACCGCATAGGGGATTTATACACTAAGATTTAGGTATAACTATAGGAACTTCTAGCTTACATGTAAATTCTTTAGCATCGAATCCATATGAGGGGGTCACTCTAGAGTAGATTTCAAAAGATTCTCCACTAGTGTCATGAATATCAACATAATCCCATACATATAATCTTACAAAACCTTTAATATCTGTAGGTTTCCAAGGAACAGATACTGTTATTTCTGCAGGGAATGTGATTTCATAAGCATTCTTATAAACTATAAGTCTACTAATTACCGTAATAGAAGACTTGATATTATATTCTCTAGTCTTAGTAGGAACTGTAAGTGTAGAAGTAAAGGAATTATCTTCTTTAGTGCCAACTGTTAGGTTAAATATAAATTCTCTAGTTACCCTATTTATATATAGAATCTTAGAATTTAAAGGTTGTAAGAAATTTACAATATTCTTACATTTTATAGCTTCCAATCTATCTGTAATGCTAGACTTGATATAGCTTCCATACATAAAAGTGGTTCTAGATTTGATATGGAAATAATATCCATTGGCTATAGTTTTATCTATATTAATATCACTTAGTAGTTTGCTATATTTAAATATAATATCATCACTATTAGCATTTTTAGTATTAAAAACAGTGCCATGACTATAAGCTATTATATTATAATATGGCATAGCAGAAATATCAGTTTTTAATCTTTTACCATTTCTAAATAAGCTTATATTATAAGTATCATTAGAATAGCTGATAGCTAATCGGAAATTATCTTTTTCAGCAATGCTATTAAGACTAAAACTAATCATAGGATAATTATTAGTCTTGGTTATGGTAGAAAGATCTTTCCTATATTCAGCTTCATCTCCAGTATATACATTACAAAGAGGCTCTCCAAGATTAGTATATATTGTTATCAGGTTTATATATTTAATATCAGAGGATGGATTTATTCTACTATCATAACTAAAATCAATGGTAGTTCTTCCTAAAGTTTCTTTAGAAGAAGGAGTATAGCAATCAGATATATCTACTAAACAAGAACCAGAATAATTAGTATTGAACTGAGTTTGTTTACCTACTTCTTTGATATATATATTTTCTTCTCCATCTATTCCAGTTGCATCAGAGAAATTGAATGGGATAGGAACTTCTATTGTTTTAGTATTACTAAAGGTAGAATCTATATCTCCACCTTTAAAAGGATATTCTAATTGTAGACTTACTTTATTTCCATCATAAATAATATCTTCATACCATTCAGGAAGAGATCCATTTAAGAAATATATAGGATAGGTTCTATAATATCTATCATGGAAATCATCTCTTTCCATATCATACTGATATCTTCCTGAATCATTTAAATGAACGGCTTTATTTAATTTTAAAACATTATAAGATTCACGATAAGCAGTAGCTCTTTTTTCATAGATAGGATCAAACTTCATTTGCTGATAGCAAGCCATATAATCTAAAGCTTTTGCTAAGTTTTCTCCATAATGCTTATCCTTATAATATCTTACATTAAAATCATCCATAAATTCCTGAAACTTTTCATCCATTTCATAGAATTCTTCATACAATCCTATATATCCATTTATAAACCATTTACTAGTTGGATGGATAGCATTGGCTTCATTTGATAAAGAATCTTTTAACCAAATACAAGAAATATATGAAGGGAATCTTTCTAATGGATCTCCAGAGTAGATAGATTTTATAATATTTCTATTATATATTTGGCCGAATAAATCTGGAGTATAAGTACCATTTTGATCAAATGCAACAATATTATCAAGAGTTATCTTATACCTTTTATCTATATTCAGATCATAAAGAATAAATCTTCTTCCTGTAGATAATTGATTCTTGATAACTTCATATCTTGTAGTTCTAGGATCTTCATATTCATCTACAAATTTATAGATCATAATTGTGATTGTTTGATCTTTTTTAAAAGTTGCATTTTTATCAAACAATATAAGCTTATTACTTTCTATAATATAATCTCTAGGAAGTAATTGCTTTTGATCCACATAAACGGTGAAATTAGTAAGATCATAATTCATATCATTAGGAAGTGTAATAGAAGGAGTATCTTCTTCTATAGTTATCTTATTTTGAATAGGTTTGATATGAATCTTACCATATTGAGAAGATTTAAGAACTTTTACAAAATAGATAAGAGCAATCTCTCCAGCATTTACTACATCTTTAGGATTTACTAAGATAACAGAATTGGACTTATCATCAATATAGTAATGATCAGGAGGTATAAACTTATCTCCTATAAAGAAAGAAGCGATGATTTGATAATTATCAGATATATCTATATTCTTAGATATTGGAATAGAAATAGTTCCATCTTTCTTTGATGTAAATTTAAATAATGTTGTAGATATGAATTCATCATCAGCCTGATTTACATCAAAAGTTAAGATATCCATAGAAAACAGATTAGTATAAATACCATTAATATTGTTGTAATCTAAGAATTCTATAAGATCATCACCTATGATTTTATATGAATCTGGATCTGCAGGAACTCCATTATTATATAAAATTATCGTATCATCAGGAGAAAGATAACTGTGATCCCACGAGCGGAAATACATTTGAACTGTAGTATCATCTACAATTCTTTTTTCTTCAAATTGACCATATCTCCAACTATGTTTTAATACATTAGAATCAGATAAGGTACTTTCTTTAAAGTTCAATGGTAGATTTTGTTCATATATACCATTGGTCATTAGATTACAGTTTAAAGGAGATTCTTTATCTATATAATAGAAATAGATAGCATTTTGACCAGAATCAAACTTCCCATTAATATTGAATTTGTAGATAGGAATATTATCAGGTCTTTCCCCTATTAATTCTTCATATATGATAGGGAAAGGTAATCGTACAAATTCTACTTTAGTAACCTTTCCTTTAATATTAGGATCTCTATTTTTTATAATCAAAGTATAATATTCATCGGATTTAATAATTTGGATTTTTGATAAGGGGATAAATTCTCCATTTATAAATATCATAAACCCATCTATCTTCTTATCTAATAAAAGATGATAAGCCAACCCTTCATTAAATTCAGAATTTTTAAATCCCAAATCATTTTCATGAATATTGTTTATTTTGATCACTGTATAATTTCTATATTTAGAAACTCGTTCTATATCTCTATTTATAAAATACTCCCTATCTTCAAACCAAGTAATTCTTACTCTTTGAGGTAGATATCCTCGTTGAGCTTCATTTAAAAGATAGGCAGTTGATTCCATTTTATGATCAATTAGATCTTGAGTTTCTTCTTCTAATTGATTATTGTTTACTATATTAGATTCATCTAATCTGTAATAATTTTCTATAGTATCTTCTGTTCCTATATACAGAGTAGGAGGAATAAAAGAATCCCTATATAAGCAACTGTCGATAATTGTAATGTCATCTAATGAACCTCCATTAAAGGTAGAAACATTTCCTAGATTATCTTCTTCATATCCAATATATAACTCATCACCAAATTTAATATCTTTGGTTATATTATTAGAAGTTACATTACAACCATCTACAAATATTCTAAAGATATTTTCATCTTTAGTAATTGTAAAATAATGCCATTTATTATTGAAAGTAAAATCACACACAGAAGAATAGAATTTTTCTGTTTCTGATAATCTTACTACAAAATATTCTGCATTTTCTATATATACATAACTCTCAAATTTATCGTTATTCTTGAAAGAGAATAACGGGACTTTAATGTCTTTATTTAGATTCTTCTTATCTATTTTATATTTACAATATAAGGTAAAATCATTGTTTCCATTAATATGTGATTTTATTTTACTGGTATCTTTTAATATTAATCCAGCAGATCTATCATATCCTTTAAAATAAGCACAAGTAGATCCGTGGATAATGGATGAAGTATCTTCAAAAGATACTCCACCCATATTTATTATATCAGTATTATTGCAACCAGTTTTATCGAAATGGAGGTTCAATAAATATTTTGACATAATACATCCCCTCTATATTTTATGCTATTGTTCCTAAAGTAGAAATAACGTCTTTTGTATATTCTACCATATCTTTTCCACAAATCTTTTCAATAGTTTTCTGATTATTCAAATATCCACCAACGTATGCATCAGTAATCATAGCAGAAAAAGCAGGGAAATATTCCATACCAAATACAGTTCCAGGACCATATTGCATCATCCATTTTTCTACTACCAAATCAAGAGTTACTGTTTTATCATTCAGATGAAGAGTATCTCTCATTGAATTTACAAATACTTTGATATTATCATATGGATCAATAAAATCTTTAGCAGAATGCTTTCTGCCTTTAGCAGACTTTTCAATCAAGATATCAAGAATATTTGCTTCATTAGGGGATACATTACCAATCCTAATTGCATATTCACGGCAACGTTTATCATCATCATATTGAACAATGCCTTTTAAGAAATACATTGCTGCAAGATACATTAACTTATTCTTATTAGATTCTTGAATAGAAATCTTAGCAAGATAATCAATAATATGGGTAAATGTTTTAGCAAAACAGGTAGTCAAAAGAAGAAGCAAATTTGTTCTTCTCAAGAAAATATCAAACTTCTTATGGTAAATCATAGAAACTCCAGCATTGATAAGATAAGAAGTAAGAGCTAAACTATTTACATCATAATCAATACCGTTGGATAATTTTACAATACATGTAGAGGTATCAATAAATGCCTTTACCTTTCCTTTATCTTTACCTTTCATTTCTTTAGCACAAAATACTTTGAAAGATCTAGGAAGCGGTGCATCACAATCTAAAAGAACAGTGTTTGTAGATTTAAGAATACGAATCAAAGGTTCTTCAATTCGTTGATGTTTTAAAGTTCCAATTACGTTTGTATTAAATTCATCTGTATTTTTATCTATAATAGGATCATTCATGAGAGCATCCAATAATATCTTCTGATATTTAGGATATTGTTTGTAAAAATACGAGTCGGAATAAGACTTTAAGTCCTTGTTATCCATGTTAAATAAATCCTCCTATTAAATAATCTAAGTAGTTATTTTAATGTCCCCTTTAGAATTATATGATGGTTTAAACAATTTATTAAGCTTATATAAGGGGAGAGAGATAAATGGACTTACAAGATATATTAGATCTTCATTTAGAGATAACCTCTAATGATAGATATACATATAATGGTAAAAATGTACCTAGAGTAACAGAAGTTATCTCTAAAATGATCAACGAAGAAAAGATAATCAACTGGGCTAACTGTCTTGGTTTTAAAAAGAAAAGATATAGAGATGCTTTAGAAGAAGCAGCTAATTTTGGTACTAGAGTTCATAGTGGTATAGAGTATTATTTAAAAGGAGAAAAACTTCCTTTAGATACTCCTAAAACTCCTATGAATTCTTTTAAAGAATGGTGGAAATCTATAAACAATGGAAATACCATAACCATTTTAGGCCAAGAACAAAAACTAACTTGTGAATGGTATGGAGGGACATATGACTGTTTATTAGATATAAATGGTCGTATTTTTCTTGTAGATTTTAAAACTTCCAACCATGTAACCTACAAATATTATCTTCAACTAGCCGCTTATTCAAAAGTTCTAAGAGAAGAGAAGAATATAAATATAGATGGAGTGATCATACTCCAAATAGATAAATATAAACTAAAATATAGAGAATACGTGTTAGACTTTAATATACCTGAACATAAATCATATTTTGATTTATGTGAAAGAACTTTCTTAAGTTTATTGTACAGCTACTATCATATCTCTTATTTGGAGGAAAACTTTGGTGTTCTCGATGAAAAAATCAAGTCTAATAAATAGCTATAAAAAAGAAGAGTTATACTCTTTAATAAATAATTTTGTCAAGGTTATAAACTCTCATAAGAAAATTCAAGAATCAGAATCTTCTAATTTTATAAAAAGAAAATTTTATAATTGGTATTATGGTAAATTTAAATTAGGGTTGTTGTTTTTAAAGATAACTAGAAGGAATAATAAGATATACAATACTATATCAAAGAACCCTACTAACCTCATGTATTATATAACTCAGTATTGTGTATGGTTTTTATGGTTTTGTGAACTATTCGAAGTTCAAAAAGATGAAGTTATTCATAATATATTTGGAGACAAAGTCAATATAGATTTTAGATATGGGATAAAAGGAAATTCTGATAAAATTACAGATATAATCATTCTTAGTAATAATTGTAGGTTTTTCAATCTAGATGATGAAAGATATACAAAAATAAAAGTTCATTTAGACACAGGTGGAAGAGATTCTTATATAGAAGAAATAAAATATAAATGCTATGATGCTTTATATACCTCTACAGCTCCTGTAGATTCTTTTACCCATCTTAAAATAGATAATAAGGGATTTATTATAAATCCTAATTATCAGTACAGTAAAGAATTGGCACAAAATGAATATAAAAGTTTTACAGAAATAGCTATGAATATAATAGAGATCTTTATATCCCTATATAATATTTGTATTGGTAGCAATATTATAATAGATGATGATAGTATGGTATAAATGCCATACTATCTAACTCTAACTATTTTTATAGTAGTATACTATAAAAATGAGAGGTGAAAAAATGAAACAAGTAATCGAATTTACTAATTTAAAAGAAACATTTGTTGAGGCTCATATAGCAGATCTTCATTTTGGTACTGTAGAACCTGCAACTGAATATAAAATATTGAACGAACAATTTTTAAATTATCTTGAAAAGATGAATGTATTAGATATCGTCTCTATTAATGGTGATATCTTTGATCATAAATTTATGGCAAATTCAGATGCTGTAATATATGCAATATCTTTTGTACAACGTCTTATAAACATTTGTAAAGCAAAAGATGCTACTTTAATTCTTATAAGTGGCACTGCTTCTCATGATGCAGATCAATTGAAAATATTTGTTCCTTTTATAAACCAAGGATGCGATCTTAGAATAGTAAATCAAGTCCAATTCTTATTTATAAAAGGAAAGAAAATATTGTGTATTCCAGAAATGTATAATATGGGAGAAGCATACTATAATACTTTTTTGGTTCATTCTGGTCTATATGATGCATGTTATATGCATGGAACTTTTAAAGGATCTATCTATGGAAAAGATAAAAGAGATCTCAATTCAAATAGAGAGCCTGTATTTGATATAGAAGATTTCGGTAATTGCAAAGGCCCTATCATATCTGGTCATGTCCATATAAGAGGTACGTTTAAAGAGGATTTCCATTATAGTGGATCTCCTCTTAGATATAGATTTGGAGAAGAAGAAGAGAAAGGTTTTTTTATTCTTATTCATAATATAAAAGAAAGAAAATATTTACTGCACTTCGAACCCATAACTTCATTTAGATATGATACAATCAATCTTGATTATATGATAGATCAAGATCCTAAAACTATTATAGATTATTTGAGAAAGTTATCTAGTGAAGGGATTGATTATCTTAGAATTATAATTACTAAGAATAATCCTAGAACTGTAGAATTGCTCAAGAATTTCTATCGTAATAAAAACAATGTAAAGATAGAAACAGACTTTGAACAGCAACGTATCAAACAAGAACTAAATAATATCAATAAAGATTATATGAAGTATAATTATCTTTTTGATAAAAATCTTTCTCCTGAACAGAAATTAATTCAGTATATAAATCAAGAAGAAGGAAATGATTTCTGGACTGTAGATAAGTTTATAAATTTCATGTCTTATATTGAAAATCTCTAGGACAGAAACATATAAATACAATATTATATATGGGGAGTCTACAATGTCTGATTATTCTAATAGGAGAGTATCTTACAAATCTAATAGAAGACAAACTAAGATAAATTCTGTGGGTTTACAGGAGCCAATGCTTAATATGTTTTGTAGATATGCATTATCTACAAATGATCATATTCATACACATGCTATAACGTCTTTAAATAGACTGATGTCTTCTTTTACAAATGATGATTTTGATAATAATCAAAATATGATCATAAAGTTTAACTTTTTAAAAGAAATCTTAAAAAATAGAATGCAAGGATTGAGAAATAGAGATATGATTCTTGCAAATATAGACATGATAATGGATATATCAACTTTAAAAAATGATGATTCCATTACAACAGAAATGTCTAATGATGAAGTATATAATATAGAACAAACAGTTTCTATGATGCTAAATAATATTCTTATGGAAGTAAAAGCAAAGGAATTGGATGAAGTATTACAAGATTATTTAGCAGCTGATTTCAGAGGAAAGAATACAACCTTTGGATCTCTTAAAGAAAGTTTAAATAACCTACAAGCTGAAATAAGAAGAAATGAGATAAACAAAGATTCAGCAGATACATTGTTTAGATTGTCAGAGATGGAACAAACTATTCCTGATATTCATAAATATGTAACAAGTCCTTCGTATAAACTTGTTACTGGAATGCAGGGGTTAAACTCTATGCTTGGTGGAGGGTTTCAAAAAGAAAGAGTTTATTCATTCTTTGGTGCATCTGGGTCTGGTAAAACAACAACCCTGGAAAATATAATGTATCAGTTATGGAAATATAATAAAGATTTTATGGTACAAGATAAGTCTAAGAAACCTTGTATTGTATTATTAACTATGGAAAACCTTGTTGTAGAAACAGTATCATCTCTTTTCCATATTATGACTAAAGGGAAATCTTTAGATTCTTGTGCAACTCCTGAAGATGCAATTCAACAATTCAAAGAACATTGTTTTGAATTTGATCCTGATAATAAGAATTCTATAGAACTGTTTATAAAATATAAACCTGTAAATTCTGTAGATACTGGGTATATGTATAAGATTGTAGAAGATCTTGAAGATGAGGGATTTGAAACTATAGCATTCTTACAAGATTATATGATGCGTATTAAACCTAGTATAGTAACTAAAGATGTATATCAGGATTTGGGTACTGTTGTAAATGATTTTAAAACATTTGCAATGACTAAAAAGATCCCTGTAATAACAGCTTCTCAGTTAAATAGAGAAGCTATGAAGATTATCGATGAAGGAAGAAATGCAAATAAATTAGATTCTATTAAGAAACTTGGTAGATCTAATATAGGGGAATCTATTAGAATAGATACAAACCTGGATGCTACTTTTATTATTGTTCCTGAATTCGATAGAGAAGGAAATAAGTATCTTGGTATTAAGATGACAAAACATAGATACAAACTTCCTTCTAATTTTAAATTAGATTCATTGTTCCAACCTTTCTATCCAAAATCTGTAGCATTAGTTGAAGATATTTATGAAATAAAACCTGCTTATAAGGAATCTTTAATTTGTACAGATATAGAAGAGGTTACATCTAAATTTGGAACCACAGAGCATATATCTATGAATAATCCTGCAAAAAGATTAGAGGCATTAAATTATGCTGTATCTGTAGGAGCTGTAGATAATAATGTTCCTAATAAGGTTTCTATAAAGAAAGATATAACTAAAAATTATATAACTCCTCCTATAGAAAATAGAATAGAGAAGACAAAAATGGAGGATACTAAAGAAATAGAAATGAAACCTATGATTGATTTTGATGATGGTGATTCGTTCTTTAATAAGAAGAAAGTTAAAGAAGTAATTTTTATAACTCCTATAACAAAAGAATAAAATGTAGTATGGGAGAAATCCCATACTACGAATTCTAATTTAATTTGTAGAGTCTATGATAGATCTAGGAGTATATGATTTAGTAATAAACTTTTCAATAGGTTTAATAATTTTATCTCTCGAGTGATTATTATTATAAGTACTTATAGCTACTGATTCCCTACTATAAATAATAGATAAGATATGAGATAATGCTTTTTTAGGAAGTAATAATAACTTTCCTTTACTAATAGTAAATTCATGAACATTACAAAGGTTATTCATTTTAAGAATAACGTAGTATAATTTTGTAGTTCCATATATTTTATAAGAAAGCATCTTAGGATTGAATTTATACGTTTCTATATCTTTAGGAGAGAATTCAATTTCTAATGCTTCTTCCATTATTTCTTCCATATAATCATCTAATATATTTTTAATTATCATTTCATATCCATCTCTAGTTTCTATATAAGAGATAGATGGATAACTAGCATTATCACTTATAGAATTTCCAATATTAATGAATTCTTGTATGGTATGTGACTCAGTGGTAGTCATCGCTGCATTATTATAATAAATAGCCAAGTAGTTTCACCTCCTATAATTCAATACCAACTATTTGTGGTTTTGTTATGTCTCCACTAATAAAAGTTACAATAAATCTAGTTCCCACTGGTATATATTTTTTGGGATAATCTCTAGTTACTTCCCTAGGAAGTGCTAATTTTACTACAGCCGTTCTTTGAACTTCACCAAATTGAATATTTTCTGTTTCTTTATTCATAAGATTAGGAATAGAAGGTGTATTTCTATATACAGCTCTATTATTTGCTTGCATAGCACCTGTTAATTGTAATTTGAATAATTGTTCCCCTGGATGAAATTTATTTACATAATCATCCATAAGTATAGCAATTTCTGTATTTGAATTCACATTATGTGTACTCATAATATCCACCTTTGAATATAATTATTAATAAATTGTCCAAGAAGGAGAGATTTTATCATGGCAAAAAGAAAACCCAAAACTTTAGGTGATATTACATCTTTAACCGATTTTAAAGCAGTTACTTGTACAAACCCTGAATTATCAGAAAGATTTATAAATGATGTATTAAAAATTACAGGATTGGAAGAAGATGATGAAGGTTATATTGTAGATGCAGAAGATGATCCGTTCAATCCTGAATATATTGTAGTTAGGAATAAATACTTACGTCATACTAATAGAGGTATTCTTCATAAGAAAGATATGATTTTTGACCCTTATAATAATCCTATCATAATGGAAGAACTTTTAAAACAATATATGGAGAATTTCCATCCTGAAGTTGTATCAGCTCAGATCTTAGCAGCTAAAGAAAATACAGCTGTTAAATTAAATACCTATGGATATATGACCCTCTTATATAGTAATGGGGCTAAGATAAAGACAGATATGCACTATAAAGATTCTACTAAATACTTAGATGCTTTTATGAGATTAGAATCTATGATGAATAATTCAGTAAGGGAAATATTAGCACCTTATGATGAATATGAAAAAGAATATTTTACCAATTTAGAGGAATAATTATGAATACAAATATAGAATTAACCGATGAGCAACAAGAGTTAATCAAGTCTGCTGTTCATTGGTATAAACATGAGTCTGAATTAATATTCCAATATAGTGCTCCTGCTGGTGCTGGTAAATCTACTGTAATGCATTGTATTATTGATAAATTGGGTTTAAGAGCAGACCAAGTGGCTCCTATGGCTTATGTTGGATCTGCTGCTATTGTAATGAGACTAAATGGATTTTACAATGCATCTACTATTCATTCTTGGTTATATAAATTAGAGATTAAGAAAACTAAAAATAGCGTATTAGATAAGGAAATAGTAGAAAAGAAGTTTGTATTTTCTCCTTTAGATACAAAACAGTTTAAACTTATCTGTATAGATGAAGCATCTACTGTTCCTCTTAGTATGAGAAAAGAGATGGAAACTAATGGTATTAAAATATTAGCATGTGGAGATTTGAATCAGCTTCCTCCTGTTGTTGATAAACCTGGTTTCTTATATTCCGGAAAAGTATTTCGTCTTACAAAAATTATGAGACAAGCCAAATACTCAGCTATTGTAGAAATATCTAATATGCTTATAAAGGGTATTCGACCTCAAGTAGGAAATTATGGAGATGTAACTGTAATAGATAAGAGTACACTAAATGATGAAATGATAAAGTCTTATAAAAACATTATTTGTGGAACCAATAAAAGTAGAGATAGGTTTAATAATTATATTAGAGAGAATATAATAGGAGTAGATAGCCCTCTTCCTGTTGTAGGAGAGAAAGTAATCTGTAGACAAAATGATTGGAATATAGACGTAGATGGGATAAACTTAGCTAATGGATTAGCTGGCACTGTTATGAATTATCCTTCTATTACAGGATATGCTCAAAAGAGTTTTAAAATGGACTTCGTTCCTGATCTGTTTCCAAACATCATGTTTGAAAAACTAAATTGTGATTTTAGATACTTTATTTCAGATTATCAAACTAGAAAAAGAATGAAATCTATGCTTGGTAATTTTAGTAGATTACAGAAGTTTGAATTCGGATATGCTATAACTACACATATTTCACAAGGATCACAGTATTTTACTGGGATTTATGTAGAAGAGCACCTACACAAAGATATCCAAAGGAATCTAAATTATACAGGAATCACTAGATTTAGAAATTCTTGTATCTATGTTTTACCTGTTCAAAAGTTATATATGCCTATACTAAAATCTGTTGTCTCTATAGATGGTAAATCGGTTATTTAAATATATACTATTACTATGAAAGTATTTAATTTAACCATATAGGGAGGAATTAGAAAATGGCAATTTTTAAGGAAGTAAAAAATGTAGTTGATTTGTTTGATCCTGCAACAAAAGAATCGGTTGAAATTGATAATAAACCGTATCTGTTATTGTTTGCTCTTATTGGGGAAGGAACCATGGAAGGGGAATGGTTAGCACTTAGAGGTAGAAAAACAACGTTTGAATATCTTAAGAGTGCTTGCTTAAGCTATGACTGCTTAAATAGCTATGTTCTTACTGGTGGTATCACTCTTGGTAAAGAAGTTTCATTATATTCTTTCATGAGAGTTATGGTAGAAAGATATTATCAAGATGAACAAGATATCTTAGACTGCATTACAAATCACGTATTAGATACATTGAACAATAATGCAGACGATGAAAATAAGTTCTTTGAAGAAAAAGATCTTGATCTTATTTATTTTAAAGAAATAAATTCCCCGACTAAATAGTATATGTAAAATTCTACTATATAATATTATGAAAGGCGGTGATATAATGAGAGAAATAAAAAGCTTTAAAGGAAATAAACGTTCAGATAAAAGTTTCTTTCTGGAAAAGATGTATAATTCTAGAAATGAAATAATAACTCCTGATATTATCAATAGAAATCTCAAATTTTTATATAGAGATATAGCTAGAGGTAATGTATCAGATCCTAAGTTTGAAGAAGCTCTTAGAGGAGATAAGAAGATCCTTGAATTAGCTATAGATAACTTAGGGTTTGAATTAGGAAAATTGAATGTAATATTAACTGCAATAAAAATAGCAGATACTAAGTTATATACTGAAGTAATGAATAATAGCTTAGTTATAGAAACATTCAATGATGTGAATGTAAAGTTTAATATGTACTCTATTATGTACAATAGTATCATTAATTTTATGAGTACAGGAGATTTTAATCATATACGAGGAGTAGGTATTACCTTTGGTAATAATTCTTATAGAAAGTACAGAGCTGTATTTAATTAATGAGATACAGAAAATATGGTTTTGGAAAAAGCCATAAAGTAAAAGCAAAACTTTCTATTCATTCTATTAATAGAATTAAGAAGCGTCTAGGAATAAAAAATAAATATAAATGCAAGGAGTTTATCAACTCTGCTACCACAAAAGGTATTCTCCTTGCAGATATTCCTAGAATACCAAGGTATAAACAATTCTCGTCGTATATGTATAGTATAGTTAAAAATACTAAAAATAAATGTCAATATAATTCAGTTTACCTATATAGGAATGCATTTATAATCGTTTCTATGGATGGTACTGTAATAACATGCTTAAATGTACATGAACGCTTTAAAGATATTTTTTTTGATATAGTAGAATTTATTAAAGAAGAAAAATCCTCACTATAAGATATCATCTAGATTACATTTGAGTAATTTAGAACTTAAATCTTTTTTATAAAAAGTGAGGTATATAAATGGAAACAGCTGATGTTGTAAAACTTAGAACTCTGTGTGAAAAGGCAAAACAAACTGTACGCCATGCAGATGGAAGTATCGATAAGATTACATTTCCTACTCATGTAGTTTGCGATAATAGTTTGAATGTACTTGATTATCATAAAGGAAATGTAATTTGGAATGATGCAGATGGATATTTTGTATATTTTACAAATATTTCTGCTAGTTCTATTATTAACTCTCCTAGCTCAGGTATGTCCTTTGGAGCTGAAGTAATGGTTCCTGGGGTTATGATTTGTGTAGACTATGGAGAAATTCAGAATATCCGTTGTGAAATTAGTAAAGAAGCGTTTATGGAAGTAGCTCAAGCTCTTAATATGACACAAGATCAAATTGATTATAACTTCGTTCAGATCTTTGATAGAGCTAATCAAAACGTTGCTATTCAGCGTAAGAGAATGTATGCTTATTCTAATCAAGCTCATAAGAATAGTGCTGATGGTAAACGTAACTTTACGGAAGAAGAAGAATATAATAAGACAGTTCATCCGGTTTCATATTAATAAAATATTATCATATGAACTAATTTATAATCATATTTAGTTGCCATCGTAATGTGTTTAAACATTTTTACGATTATAAACTATAATAATGATGCATGTAGATATACCTCGAAAGGGGTATATCTATTTTAGTATCAAACATTTCTTTTAGGCCTAAAAGGAGGAAACACAATGAACAACAATTTTGGAACTCCGTATGGTGGAACCTTTAATGGTACAACCTATGGAAACGCAACTCCGACTCAACCGACAATGACTCAGTTATTGACTCCGGAAGAAATCGGAAAGATTCGCAAGAGCCCGCAGGCATTTAATGTAAAACTTACAGAAGATGAATATCTGCGTTCTTTGTGCACTCACAAAGATGAAAAGGGAAATATTTGTGTTGAAAAATTGGGTGATGGTCGTTTCCATTGTCCGATTTGTAATGCAACGTTCAATCTTATCGATCTTAATACAAATAAAGAAACAATCGATAATATCGCATTGAACATGGAAGACTTATTCCAGTCTATTAAGACATATCTTCCTAATCCGACAAAAGATATGCGTAATATCTATATGATGATTGCATATTTCCATAAAGTTGGTATGTTATGGGATATTGCTAGAGGTGCATTTAATAAGATTACCGATAATAATATTATCCGTAATGATGCTAATACAAATGCATTTAGCATGCTTAATAACATCTTATCCACGCCTGGTATGTTTGGTGGTTATTTCAATCAAGCTACTGGTAATCCTGCATTTGGTGTGCAAGCTCCCCAGCAGCCTCAGCAACCTGCATATGGTTATGGATATGGTTACGGAATGGGTATCCCCAATGGCGGTGTTCAACAAGCTCCGTTCAATGGTGCTCCCACGACTCAGCAGGTTCCGAACCCTGCAGCAAATCCGATTGGGACTGTAGAACAACCGCAGGTTCCCAATCCTAATGTAGATGCAATGCAGCAGCCTGCAGAATCTACTTATAGTATCAACCCTAACATCGCTGTTCCTGAAACAGAAGAAAAATAAGTTAGGTTAATTTGATTTATAATAGATAATGATAGTGACTCTTTGTGCATAAGATTAAAAAATTTTGATTTCGTTATTAACAAAACTTTTCTATTCTTAAATAAAACTATCTTGCAGCTAATGCACTTAGGGTTGCTATTATTGTTTATATATTAAGAATACCCTATTTCACTATTTTAATTTTAGTAAACTCTGCCTAATAATAGTAGTGGTCTTTTCCACTACTATTATTTTTTTCTTCTCCTCAAAAAAAGTGATATAATTATATACAATAGATATGATAGTATATTCTATCTAATACACTTTATTTTTAGAATTGGAGGAGAAAAGATTATGTTTGGAAACAAGAAAACAGCACAAAAAGAAGTAGTAGAGAAGGTAAACATTGGGTTTACCAGCAATGGAAAGATTGCAGTTGATACGAACTTATTGATCAAAAATGATAAGTTCAGAGAAGTAGTAAAGAATATTTTTGATATTCCCTGCTTCTTGATTAAGAAGTATGGAAATTTTATTGAGTTCCCGATCAATAATGATAGTGGGTTCTCTAAGAATGTAGTATCATATATTAGAGTATATGATGACAAGATTATGTATATTTCCTATAAGGAAAATAGAGTAGAAGAACAAGAAAAGATTAAGATTGAAAGAGTTGTAATTGATGAGTTTGTTTATGATTTTGTAGGTTTAGATCATAATAAGTATAGTAAAAATATTGAATTTGAGTTAGTTTCAATTATTCTTCCGTATGCAAAGATTGCATACTTTGTAGAAGAACTTATTGAGAATAAGATTATTTCTAGAGATGGAGTTATTGGCCCTATCTTTAGAAAACATGCAGTAGCAGTAAAATAATAAAAAGATTGGAGCTGTACTAAATGGCACAACAGGATAAACGCAATTTCAATGAAATTAAACAACAGCAAATTCAGGAAAAACAACAACCTGAAGTAAAAGAAGTAATTAATAAGAGTGAAGAAGTAAAGAAAGAAACACCTGATAGCAGAGATATTGGTATCTTATCTTTTGAAGATACTTATGTTTTGAATGCATTAAATGTTGTTTCTAAATCTATTGATTGGGAATTTGAGAGCGGTGTAGTCTCTCATGCTATTTATCTGAAATGCAAGTATAATTCTATTTTGTCTGATATGGCAAAATTTGGGATGAGTAAAGAAGAGTTCGATTCTAGAATTCAAGATATTGCTGATTTCGCAGAAAATGAAGTGAATAAGATTGTTAAGTCTACCAATTCTTTAGTGTAAGGATTGGTAGACTTTAGTTTTAAGAAGTAAAAGGAGAATTAAGAGTAACACAGAACATATAGGAGATGATTTTAAATGAAAAAGAAAGCATTAGTAGCAGCAATTTTATTATCCACAACAACAGCAGTAGCATCGGCAGCTCCTTCTGTTGTAACTAATTATCTTGGTGTTTTTATTGGAGAAGCATATAATAATACTATCAGACCTAACACACAATCTGTTTTATTAGTTGGTGATAACCAAACTGTAGACGGTAAGAACGTTATCATGAATGGTATTGGAAACACTGCAACCTCTGATAACTCTATTACTTCTGGTGAAGGAAATAATAATGCTGGTCTTAGAACAGTAGTTGGTGGTCATAATAATACAGTAGATGCTATGAATGGTGCTGTATTCGGTGATACCAATGTAAGCCATGGTAAATCTGCACTTGTGGCTGGTGCTCAAAATACTGTTGATCAAGATTCTAATAACTCCCTTGTTGCTGGTTTGTACAATAGAACCAGTGGAGAAAGTAATCTTGCAGTAGGTGTTGGTAATACAACTACAGGATATGCAGCAAGTGCTCTTGGTATGAACAATAAAGCATCCGGAGATTATTCTATTGCAACTGGTAGATCTACAACAGCTAGTGGGTCTTCTTCTGTAGCTTTTGGTTATCAATCTATTGCTGAAGGTAAAAACTCCATTGCTGGTGGTATTGATAACTATGCAAAAGGAGAAAACTCTGTAGCTTTTGGTAATACAAGTAAAGCATATGGTGCTAACTCTTTAGCAATCGGTGGTGAACAGAACCTTTCGAATGGAGAAAACTCTGTAACGATGGGTACTAATAATACTGCCGATGCAAAATCTGCTATTGCTATTGGTACTAGAAACTTAGCATCTGGTAGATATTCCTTTGCATTTGGTAATACCAATACAGTAACTGGTAAGAATTCTGTTGCTGGTGGTTTCCAAACATTAAACAATGGTACTGATTCCTTTGCTTGGGGTTCTAGTAACAATCAGTTTAGTGATAATAGTATCATGATGGGTGACAACAATGCTACACAATTTAATACAAAGAATAATATTATCTTTGGTTATGGTAGTTCTATTGCTGGCTCTAACGGTATTGTACTCGGTACAACTTCTAAAGCGACTGCAGACAATGCTGTTGCGGTTGGTACATCGTCTAGTGCAATGGGAGAAAATTCATTTGCAGTAAATGGCGGGGTAGCTTATAAGAAAGATAGCATTGCTATTGGTACTGGATCTGTAGCTAATGGTGATGAAGGTATTGCTATTGGTAGCCATGCTGTCACAAATGTAGATGGCGTTGCTATTGGTTCTTATGCAGATGCATCCAGAAATGGTTCTGAAAATGGAACATATACTGGTTTGGATTTGAGTGGGGCCACTCATAACACCAATGATTCTACTTGGAATGCAGTTCATGGTAATGTATCTATTGGTACAGATGGTCATACTCGTCAGATCACTGGATTGGCTGCTGGTACAAAAGATACAGATGCAGTAAACGTTGCACAGCTTAAAGCAGTAAATGAAAATATCACAAACATCAACAATGGTTTTGATGGAAGAATCACAAAGCTTTCCAAAGATACAAATCGTGGTATTGCTAGTGCAATTGCTATTGCTGGTTTGCATCCTCTTGATTACAATCCTGAACACAAGTTTGATATTGCAGCAAGCTATGGTCACTATCAGAATGCCAATGCTGTAGCTCTTGGTGGATTCTATCGTCCTAATGAAGACGTAATGGTATCCTTTGGTGTAGGGTTCGGTAATGGAAACAATGCTTATAATATTGGAGCAAGCTATAAGATTGGTTCCAAGGGAGAAATATTTAATAAACAAAATAAGGCTTCCTTAGTAGTAGATCTTAAAGAAGCTAAAGATCAGATTAAAGTTCTGCAAGAAGAAAATGCAAAACTCAAAGCAGTTATTAAAGAAAAACTTGGTGTCGATCTTGATGCAATGAAATAATGTAATAAGATAATAGAGAAGGGTTAATTCCCTTCTCTATTATTTTTTTTTAAATCCCTTTGAGTTTATATATTATAAATATGAAACTACAATAAAAATAACTATGTATTAGTATAATTTTTGAAAGGGGATATGTTTTTAAATGAAGCCTCCTAAGTTAAATCACGCACTAACTAAAGAGCAAGAAAAGCAAATTAGGAACTATGGTGGGGATAATATAAAGACCATTAAATTATTCGTCGATTCGGTACGAAAAAATCCTGGTCAATATTTATCTTCTATTGGTAATGAAGGTATGATAAATTGCATTCGAGAAATCTTTCAGAATGCAACAGACGAATTAAATAGAAAAGTATCTCCCTGTGATGAAGTATGGATTGAATTTTTTGAAGGAAGTTTTAGAACCATTGTAATGGATAATGGTCGAGGAATTGATCCTGGAGATATGGTTCGTGTATTTACAAGAGAACATACATCGACAAACTTTGATAAGAAAGAAGGAGAATATCCTTCTGGTCTACATGGTGTTGGTTCTAAATGTGTTAATGCTGTATCTTCTAGATTTACAGTTACTGCATATCGTCTTGGAATAGGATATAAAATAGAGTTTTCTGAAGGTAAACCTTTAGCAAAATATGGTGTTAAAGATAAGAAAACTGGGGATATTGTCTATGTTCCCGAGAGGTTGCCTGATAGAGCTGGGGCTCAAGGAACTGTAGTTGATTTTGAACCTGATTTTGATATTTTAAAAGAGATTACAATTACCAATGAAGATGTGTATAGATTGGTATCTAATTTAGTGCCTTTATTCAAACCTGGTGCTAAGATAAACTATGTTTGCCATAAATTAGATGGAACTGAGTTTAAAGATACACTTATCAATGAAGACGGAGTTCTTACTTATCTTATTAGAAAGACAGATAAGCCGTTGATTAAACCTATTATATTTGGTTTTGATAATGGTAAGATGAAAGTAGATGCAGCTCTTACTTATGTAGCAAATATAAATGCAGGGGCTGATGTAACTACATATGCAAATATGTCTCCTGTAAATACTCAGTTATCTACTCCTTCAAGAGGGTTCTTTAGAGGAGTAACAGATTTCTTTAAGACGTATATGAATAAGATCTTCTTAGCCAATAGCAAGAGAAAGATAGAAGCTACCAATTCTGATATTCTTACTGGATTGGTAGGAGCTGTAGCCTCTGCACATATGAATGTAATGTTTGATGGACAAGCTAAGAATGTATGTAAAAATGGAGATCTTGAACCTTTTGTAAAAGATGTAACTCTTAAAGCATTGCAAGATTGGTCTAAAAAGAATCCTGAAGATCTTCAAAAGATTTGTAACTTCTTTAAAGATGTAGCAACTGCTAGATCTAAAGCAGAAAAAGAAAAGACGAATGTAATTAAGAAGTATAAAGGAGATACTATTACAGGTATTCCTGAAGGATTTATTAAAGCAGAAAATAAGGATCATCTTGAATTGTTTATAGTAGAAGGGCTATCAGCTGCTTCTCCTTGTCAAACTTCAAGAGATACTAAATATCAAGCTATCTTCCCTATTAGAGGTAAGATGTCTAATGCATTCTCTAAGTCTAGAGAAGCTTTTTTAAAGAATGAAGAAGTACAAGCTATATTATCTATCCTTAATTGTGGATATGGTAAAAACTTTGATATTTCTAAATGTAAGTACGATAAGATCATTATCCTATCAGATGCTGACTATGATGGATTCCATATCAGATCTTTAGTACTTAAATTCTTATTAGTATATTGCAGACCTCTTATTGAAGAAGGTAGAGTATATGCAGTATTGTCTCCGTTGTATCATGTAAATAAAGGTACTAAAAAATGGAGATATTTTATTGATAAAGATGATTTCACAAAATTTGTAAGAGATGAGTTTTGTAAAGAAAATAAGATTGCTCATCTTCCTTCAAAGAAAGAGTTTACTAAGCATGAGATCTCTTCTTTGATTATCAATAATAACAATTATGATTTCTATATGGATAGAATCTCCAGTAATTATATGATTGATCCTATCTTATTAGAAGACTTGCTTCTTCTTAGAAACGAAGCATATAAGAACTTTAATAAGTTCAAAGATACAATCTCTAAGAAATACAAGTATCTTAAATGCGAAAAGAAGAATAACTCTATTCTTATCAATGGGTTGGTAAATGGTATTCATGGAGATAGAGAGCACACTATTATATTCAATGATCAATTGTTGAATGCTTGTACTCCTTTGCTTCCTTACTTAGATAAATCTGAAAAGAGATATTTGTTAAATGGTAAGAAGATCGGATTGTATCAAATTATTAGTACTTTTAGAAATTCTGAACCTAAGAATATTGAACGTGCAAAAGGGTTAGGTTCTCTTAATGATCTTGAAATTGGTGAATCTACTTTAAGTCCTGAAAATAGAAAGCTTCTTAGATATACAACTCAGGATATTAGTAATGAAATTGAAGAAATCCGAAGAGTAAATGATGATAAGTTTAAATTGATTGAAAATGTCGATATTTCACAATATGAATTCTAACTAATGCTTAATTACCCAGTAGGATATATTCCTACTGGGTATCTTATTTTTATTTCAAAAGGAGATTAAAACAATGGAAAAGACGAGCAGTAAATTTGGAAAAGGAATTGGAAATTCTGATTGTATGTTGAAAATGGTTCGAGTCATTCAAAATCAGTATGAGACTGATGAAAAAATGTTCACTATTGAAGGGGAAAAGGAATTAAAGATAAGAAATAGCGACAACAAAGGATCAAAAGCAATAATTCATTATGCCGATAAAGATGATCTTGAAATATTGACTAAAGAAGATTTAAGTGGGAATGCATTAAATATTGATATACTCCATCATAGTGATTTAGACGGAGATGCTTCTGCAGCTTTGATATTGAATTCTTTCAGACAGCATAGAAATATAGTATATAGATCAGTAGCTATAAACTATGTAGGAGCTTCGATAATCGATAACTTCATATCCAAAAGAAATGAAAATCTTAAGGGAAGAAGAATCGTATTTGTCTTAGATATAACTCTAAAGAATGAAGATTTTGAAAAGTTGCTTAATGCTTATGATAAGGTAGTGTGGATTGATCATCATGAAACATCTCTTTATCAAAGATCTATTTCTTTAGCAGCTAAGTATAAAGGAAAGTTTACTTATTTTATTTATTCTGAAAACTCTGCATGCTGGTATACACATGCTTTGCTTTATTCTTCATTTATAAAATTAGCTGAAGAATTTGAACATGATGCAAGAATAGCTATCTCTAGAGATAATCTTAAAGACTCTTCTCAAGTATCTGGATTGATCAGTATCTATGACACCAAAAAGGATAAAAAGTATCCTGAAGAGTATACTAAGTCATTATATCTCCAACAACTCTATTCAGATTCTGGAATGATGCAGGATACATCTGATATTTTTACTGAATTACTTACTGATGAAGATAAAGAAAAAGCACTTGATAAGTACTTGGAATATGGTAAGAAATTATATACAATTTATATGGAGAAGTTGAATGTTCTTAATACTGTAGATTATACTGAAGAGTTTAGCATCTTAGATCTAAAATTTAGAGTAATCTATGGAAGAGGCAATTCAACAAGATTTGATATTCAAAAAGGAGAAGAAAAGAATACAGTAAATATGATTATCCATATTAATAAGGATAAGGTAAATCTTAATAATCTTGATGGGATTTTGATAGCTAGTATTTATACTGATGATGAATATTTAAAGGCAAATGTTCCTATGTCTTATATCACCAATAAATATTTTAATGGAGGGGGTCATGCTGGAGCAGCAGGATTTAATATGTCTGTAAAAGAATTCTTAAACATCTTTGATTTGAATGATAAGTCTAAAGGATATAGTGATGAGTTATTAGAAGTTAAGGATAAGAATTTTAAAGATATAAGAAAAATACTAAATAATGCATTGGAACCTAAATTAGGTGTATTTTTAAATGATGAATTTACTAAAGATTTTAAATCCCCTAATAGAATTATGCATCTTGTAGTATTGGTTTTAGGTGGATGTGTATATTATGAATATCTGTTAAAAAGTAAAAAGAGATAAAAAGACAGGAAGGCCCCTAGAGCCTCACGNAGGGAATTGACACAAACCACGTTAATATCTATTATTTCGTTTAGGAGGGTCACACTCAATGAAAAATGTGTACAATGAAACAGAAAGAGAAAGGAAGAGTAAAGTGAAATAAAGTTGTAATGAATTAGATTGCTTACCGACTAGCAAACTAATTCATTACTTTATGTAGTTTAAATTTAGGGCATATGAGCCATTTGGAGGAATTAAAATGGGAGTAAAGGAAGACGCAAAGGAATTGATATGTGCGGTTAAGAATATCCTCTCTGAAGAGGTATTTTATGATACAGAGGAGAGAATACACGCCCTTAAAGATAGAACTGTGAACAAGTTTTTAAGCTATATTCCTGATACTATTTCTATTGAAAAACCTAAACGACTTATAAGATCATTAACTCATACACAAGAACCTCAAAGAAAGATAGTTGTTGAGTTTTATAGGAAAGAAGACTGGTATAAGAATAATTTTAATAATTAAATGAAATAGGACAAAAGTATAAGAAAAAAGGGGGATACTCTCCCCCTTAAATTTTTTATTAGATACAGGAGGAATTAGATTATGCCCAGTTATATTGAAAATAATATGTCCCCTATCTCTAACCAACTTTTTATTTGGTATGCTAAAAGAGAAGATGGTAGTATTGTTTATGAATATGATGATGAAAAAAATGGATATAGTTATGATAAAGAAATAGAATCCAAAAAGGATTCTATTGAAGAATTTGGCCTTATTGGTAATGGATCTAAAATATTCTTTAATACAAAAGATGGTATAATTACTATTGGAGATAGAGAAATTAAGATCTATGTAGAAAGTGGAGAAGATGGAGATGTATATCTTCCTATTACAGAAAATAAAGAAGATGGAGTAAATTATAAAAACGTTATCCAATACAAACAAGGAACTGTAGATGTTGTAATGGATAATAATATGAAAGATGTCCCCATGAGAACTATTGGTCATTATATCGGATATGATATTAAGACCAAAGAATTCAATGCTCAGGTAATTTTAAATGTACCTATTGGTGGAACTTTAAATATTAAAGTAACTATCACTCTTAAGAACACCGATTTCTCTGGTAAATACTGTATTCAATATGGTGATTATGAAGAACAAGAAGAAACTCTTCTTGAATGTGGAGCTTCTAAAGTATTTGAAACTAAATTATACTAAAATAATACCCAGAGGATTTATTCCTCTGGGTGGTTTTCTTTTTTATTTTCCAGTAGATCCAATACCGCCATTGCGAGTGCTATCAGTGTGTATTTCATCGTTAAATATAAATGCCTGTTGAATAACCCCTTGTGCAATCTTATCACCTATTTCTATTTCTAATTCTTTTTCAACAGATACTGATAAGATTATATGACCATAATTATCTTTATTTGCATAATAATCTGAATCAATAATCCCTACTGTATTGTTCAGTCGCATTCCATACTTAAAACCATATGATGATCTAGGATACATAGCTAAGAATTTATAAGGATCTGTTACTACATTATTAGGACCTTTAAAATTAGTTAGATTGCAGCATATAAAGGTAGGAATTTGATACATCTTTCCTTTTTTAAGAGTTATCTTTACAGGAGAAAAGAAGTCATATCCAACAGAATTGGTTGTGGATCTTCTAGGGAGTAAAGATTCTTTTACCCCAGGTTTAAACAAAACTCCTCCATTCATGTTTATATATGGTATTATTTTTTTAAAATTTTTCCTATTTTCGTTTACATAGATCATATAAGGTACTATCGGTATAATCTCAAACATGAGCTCAGCCTCCTATATATTGTATTATGTAAGAGTTAAAAAAATAGTAAATAATTATATATTATAAATATGAAAAGTTCAATTGAACTTGGATAACTTTGTTTTTGGGAAGGAGATTAGTAGTTATGAGTAACAAATTATTTTGTAAGAAAGGGTTTTTTAGGTTTAGAAAGGATAATGGAAAGGAATTTATTGTAGACAAAAGAAAGATGGAAGCTATTTGTATTGATCCTAATTATTTAAGTTATTTTGCAAGAAGTATTATTGATAGTCTTCCTATGAAAGAGCTTGAAGAGATTGCTAGTCTTAAAAGTTATAAAGAATTCATGCAACAGAATAAAGTCTATGGATTCTTTGATGACTTCATAGTTATTGGATTTAATTTTATTAATTTAGGAACTATTTGTGAAGGGGATATAATTGTTCAAAATAGAACTCTTCAAAAGGAATACAATGTTCCTATAAGTTGGGCGTTTGTTTCTATGAATCTGGATGTAAATCATGTTGAAATGATCAGTTTTCCTGATGAAAAAGCAGAGCATCCTTATTCTATATTATATTATGATAAGAGAAACATTGGTGGTTTAAAAAGAACTCTTTTTAATGAGTACTATAGACAGCTGCCTTGTAATTACAACTCTAATTTCATGGATAGTCCTGATATTAGTAATAGACCTGTTTATCATAAATATGAAAATGATAAAAAGGTTAAAACAGGAATAAAGAATGATCTTCTTGGAAAGATAGAAGTTGTTTATGGTGATAAAACAAAAAGCAATGATGAAGTTGTTAAAAAAGAAAAGATAGGAAAAGAAGTTGAAAAAGTAGAAGAAATTTTTAACAATCTTGAATCTGGTAATACAAGAAAACCTAGAGATAAGAATTTCTTTGGGATGTATGTAAGAAAAGATGATACATACGTTTGCACTAATCTGGATACAGATAGAAAGTGCATTGTTGGTGGAGATCTTTATGAAAAGATCATTGTAAGACTTTATGAACACATAGGAGTTAATTGCGAAAGAGCAAGGTATGATAAATCTGATTTTGAAATAATTGATGTAGATGATTATTGCTATCGCAGATTCATTGTCCATAATTTAAAAACAGATGAATATATAAAAATACCTGTAATTGAAAAGACGATAGAAGAAATTGGCAAAGGAAGATGTGTTCATGTGCAGTTTGAAAATCTTACTTACAATTCTAAGAGAGTAAATACGTCTTATGCATGTGAAATAAATACATCTGCTCATAGTGCAGATAAAAGAACTTGGTTCTGTAGTCGCACTGTATCAGAAGGGGGATTCGTTAGATATAGATATCTAAACGACTAATAGTTTTAAAGAAGTGGGGATTAAATTCCCCACTTCATTTTTTATTTAAGGAGATGAAATAATGGAAAACAATAATTTTCTTATAAATGAAGGGTCTGTTTCAAAATATTGTAAACACTCAGATGTATTTTGGTATGCTAAATTATATAAAAGAGAAGATTATAATATTGAAACTCATGCTCACATATTTGATTGTGATATAGTAATGAATTTACTGTATAATTTAAATCAAGACTATTTTTCTTTAAACAAATCTGATGTTGATATAATTGATTATGATAATAAAACCAATAGAATGGTGGTAAATGTAAAGATTAAAGATGATTATAAAATAGAAACTTTTATTTATCGTAGGATTAATAAGCCACACAAAATAACTTTATTAAATTGGAATAATGATTATAATGAAGAAAGAGATGAATATGTTGGATGGGGCTATAGCATAATGTATGCTTCCATTACTGGAAATATCTATGATACTATATTAAAATGGTGGTTTGAAAGGAAGAAAATGGCTTATGATGGTATTAGTAAAAAGGATTTTAGACTAATCAGAGTACATAGATCTGCTGGTAATTATATGATTTTTCATAATTATATTCGTGATGTTTACCTCAGAATTAAAGTATTAAAAGCTGATGAAAAGACTCCCGAAGAATCTAAAATACAAATAAGATTTATATTAAAAGATGAATTTCCTATAAGATATAAAAAAGATCGTGTACCGTATTTTATCGATGCTGATAAAATAAAAGAATTAGCAATTCTAACAGAAGTGGCTGATGATGCATTAAATCCTAAAGGAGTTCTTGGTGTTGCAGATGGGATAATAGAAGTCCGACCTGCTAAATATGACGGTCCTTATAGTTATTATGAAGAAGGCTGTGGTTTTTATAAAGGGATCGATAGACATAATCCTACATTTATTGCTGTTTGTAAAAGTATAGAAAGTTCTGATAATACAGATCAAAAATAAATTAGGGGGTGGGAATGTGACTAAAAACACATTTAGCAATTTTTATTATAATACGACTTATGATCTATATCATTATTCTCAAATATGTGGTAATAATACAAAAGAATATAGCTTCAATGCTAGTGTTATAATGGATAGCTTATATAACATAGACTCTAAATATGCGTATTCAAATAGAGAAGATGTTAAAATAATAAGCTATAATGTAGAAGACAATATCATTACAGTCAGTGTTTATTTAGATGGTGAAAAGAAAATAGAAAGTTTTAAGTATGATTATGATAGAGAGTATATCATAAGAATTAAAAAATGGGATTATACTTATGATAGTGAAAAAGATGAATATATCGGTTTTGAATGCCAGGACTGCAGCTTCTATGCTATTAGTGGAAAGATTTATGATGAAATTATAAAATGGTGGTATGATACAACCAATAGATCTTATGAAGGGATGAATAAAAATGATTTTAGTATAATAAGGTTTACTAAAACTAATAATGGATACATCTTTTTCCATAATAGAAAGCAGGATACTTATTTTAAAATTAGAATATTTAGAGCTGATGAAACAGAAACTGGATTATACGTTAAACAACTTACAAAATCTTGGTGTAGTAAGAAATTAAAAGATCCTTACTTTATTAGCATTAATAAATTAAAGAAATATATAAAGGCTGTAAAAAGTCTTAAAGAAGTATATCCTGATAATAATGTTGTAATAATTGAGGATATCATTTTTGAAGTTTATCTTGATAAAAAGGAGAAAATACCTTTTGTATATGATAAGACAGGTATTGTACGCTGTACATGTCTTAAACCTAGAATTAATCGTGTAAAAAGTAAAAAAGATTAAGAGGATATGGATTTATTCCATATCCTAGATTTTAATTTGGAAAGGAAGTAGTTTAATATGGCAACAGAATTTGTAGATCTTGAAAAATATAAAATAAGTCGTTATGATGAAGAAAAGAATAAATATTTTTATTATCAAGATGATTTTAAATGGCATTTCTCTATTAATGGAGAAATATATGATGAATTAATTAAATGGTATTATGATAAGATGAATTGGTCTTATGAAGGAATGTCTCCTAAAGATTTCTTAATAATTAGAGTAAATAGAATAAACAATGGTCATATAATTATTTATGATAATAAAAATGATAGATATATAAGATTCAAAATTTATAGAATTAAAGAAGAATGTTTAACTAAAGATACACCGAAAATAAATATTAAAAGATTATTTCTTAAAAATCATCTAAGCAGAACCAATTACTTTATCGATGTAGAGAAGACTAAGAAATATGCTAAATTTGATAAAGAAGATAGAGTTGTTAGTAGTATAACAGAAGTAAAACTATACAACTCAAGTAAATATACTATATTTAGTGTTAAAAAATAATTGTTTTAAAGGAAAGGAAGACGGAGATGTTAGATTTTATAAAGCGTTTATTTAGTAGGTATAAATTATTTTCACGCCATAGAAATAGAGAACCTATATGCAGGTTCTCTGTCTTGATATCTGTTGATAGAGATGATAAAAAGTATAAAAATTTAAAAAACTTAATAGGGACTGATAATACAGTTGATATGTTTAGTTTTGCAACAGATATAAAATATCCTGGTTATATAATAAACTCTGAGAATATTATTTCAAATATATTGAATTATCCTACATCATTAGATATGAATGAAGAGATAATAAGATTTAAAGAGAATATTAAAAAATATAAAGATTTTGAAGATCTTTTAAACTCTTCTAATGAGATCATTGTTGAGTTTGGGTTTAAATATTTTAGTAAATTACTTATAATTGAAGATGGGTATGTAGATAAAAATCATGTATACTATACCGTGATTATTGATAATAAAGAAAATAGGATTACCATGATGAATAAAGAAAATATTGGTATTAGATTAGAAGAAGTAACTATGCGTATGATGTATGAGTTTGGAAGTTTCAAAAAGCAATTTGACAGTTATAAAGAATTTTATCGTGATATACGAGATATATCAAAAGCTATTATGAGAAACCAAATTGAAGATGAAAGAGAAGGATGGTACTAGAAAATGTTTATATTAGATTGGATTTTAGAATATCTTATTAGTAAAATTTTATATAGCTACAAACCTGTATGCTGTGTTATTGTAAATATTATTATAGATAATGATAATATATCTTGTGAAGAAGAGGAAAATAATATTAAAGAAGATTTAATCAATTCTAATGGTAAACTGTACCATTATTGTATTTACTTAGTTCATCCGGAAAAAATAGTAAGAAATCCTAAAATAATAGATAATATTTTAAATCTTAAAGAAAACGATAAGGAATTAAAAAGATTTAGAGAAAATTTTTATTTATATGAGAAGTATTCTAAATATATACAATATATACGTGTCATTTTTTCTTATGAGTATAAAAATAGTATTTGTACTTTTATTAGAAGAGACCTTGATATAGTTCTTCCTAACATGAATTCATTAGCTACAGATAAAGATATTGAGTTAGAATATTCTATTGTAAAACGTTACAACGATATTTATGCTAAGGAGTACCGTTCAGAAGATATTACTATAGGGTCTTTTAAAGATTTTGATAGATTAGTAGTTTATAATAGTATTCTAAGAAGATTAAAGAAAGATTCAATATTAAAATAAGAAAGGACGTGAAAATCGAATGGGAGATTGGGTATATTTTAGTTTCTATGATAAGAAAAAACTTAGCGAATATAATTGCACTACTTATAGAATTCCTTCTAATGTATTTTATAATATATTAAAGGAAAATAAAAAAGATTACTTAAAACTGTTTTCTAGTAGACCTGAGCAAATAATGAATTATCTGAATAAAATAGATAAAGTTAAAAAGGAAAGTAGTGCTGATCTCAGTAAATTCCTCTATTCTTTAATGGATTGTAGTGATCTTGATGATAAGGAGTACTTCTACACTGTTTGTATACATTATTTTATTAAAAAGAAATATTCAACTACAGAATCTGGTAATTTGATAATAGTTACTAAAGATAAAAATGATAAAGGAAATAAACTTTCATATTTTAATATGTCATCACCATATAAAAGATATAGAAGGGGATTTGAATTTACTAAGAAAATCGACTCTATAACAAATTCTATTTGTATGAATAAGACGTTATGTAAATTTAATCTTAATAAAGAAATGGGTGATATACTAGAGATAAAAAATGGGGTTATTAGATTAGATTATGATATTTGTATGCATAGCATCCCTTCTGGAATATTGTATGATTGTACTTCATACAAAACAACTATAACCCTTTCTGATATAATAGATCGTAAAAGCATTGTAAATATATTAAATCACAAAGATGAAGAGTTAGTTGATTTTATAAAAACTATTCAAAGAGATTGTGGAGAGGATGATATTAATCTTAAATTTAAAATTAACCTCGATTATTATGGAATAAATGGTACACATGTTATAATTCAGTTTGTTGTATCCAATGTAAATATGAATAACACTTTTGAGAATTACGAATACACCATGAGTGTATTTAAGGAAAATAAATCTGAAGGGATTCGTGGATATAGCAAATGTTTAATGAATAATAAAAAAATTAGTTACAAGCAATTCATTGATGAATTACTTGATATTTTGAATGCTTAATTTTATGAGGAGGCTGTATTATAATGAAGGAGATAAAGTTTTTATTTACGTTTTATAAGGATAATCAATTCAATATTAAGATTGATCTTTTCATGAGCTCTAAAGAGTTCATGGATCATTTTAGCGATTCTAATGTTGGCTTTAAAGAAATATTACTTTCTGGTAATTTAGAATTGCTGAGAAAATATTTATGCGATAATTGCAGTTCTACTAGATCTATTTGGCATAGTTCAGATTCTCTTAATAATATAGGAGAATTTTTATTCCGAATGGAAAAAGAAGGATATGACTCTGCTTGCTTAATTCAGATTCCCATCTTAAGAGAAAAAGGAGAAGATTCTGAAGGGATTTTATATAATATCTACATAGATGGAGGAGATGGAAATAACTTCTCATTTGATATAACAGATGGACATCCTTTAGGTCATGAAGTATATGGAACACGACTTTATCCTAGAGAAGGAACAACAAAGAAAATTTATCCTAAAGAAAGAATAACAAAGAAAAAATTAATAAGCATGATTTCTAAATTATTTCTTAATGGAAAAAATATCTTAGAAAGTAAAGATAATTTTGGGTATAGAACGTTATCGATAGATGTGAAAATAAATAAAAATTATGCTAGCTGTATATTAACAGATTATAAACAGATCTATCATTCTAGAACTATAATGGATTTATTAGAAACTGGATCTGCTAGTGATGGTAGATCTAGATGTATAAAAAATGTTGCCAATGCATATGATAATAATGATAAATTAGAATTTAGTATAATTCTAAATTATATAGATGGATTAGATAAAGAGAAATACACTATAACTTATATCATCTCTGAAAGTAGTAGTATTGATGATAAGATAAAAGATTGTGATTTATCAATTGTAAAGAAAGTATGGAATAAGGAGATAACTGTTAATAAAGGAGAAGTAAATGAGGTTACATATAAAGCAGCTACTTCTACTGTTTATGAAAAGAGAGTATCTTATAAAGAATTTATAAAGTCTATTAAAGAGGTAAGTTTAATTTAAGAATAAGAGGATGGGGTTATTCCCATCCTCTTTTATTTTTTGTAAAACTAGACTTTTCTAATTGTATATTATTATAGTGAATATAAAATAAAATTTGTTTTTGGGATATATTAATATCCCAGAAGGAGGAGATTATAATGATATTCACGTTTGATGTTATCCAGGGGCAGGCAGTTATTTCCTGCCCTAAAACAGGCAAAGCTTTGAGCTTCAAGGCGTATCGCCTGTATGAAATTGCCCAAAAGGCAATTTTCTGTGTTCCCAAGGGTTCTAGATACGCTTGGGAACAAGCGTTTCTCAAGTTTTGGGAAACGCAGAAATTCCTTAGTAGTGGTTACACTATTAAGGGATTCCTTCCTGATCGAATGATCTTAGGGTTATGTGATCAGGAAGTGGAAATTCCCATCAATTGGGTAGAGTTGTATAACTCTACAGAAGATGGGTATTTCCTCACCGAAACCACCGAAGAGGTTTCGGATAGAATAAATATGGCAGTAACCTGCCATGATTTGTTCTGGCAGGGATATTCTGAAGAGGATATCCTAAATGGTCGATTTGACTTGATCGACCATTGTATGGAATATGCTTAAAAAGCATATTCCATATTTATTTTGTTTTAGTTTATTTGGCACTGGGGAGTGCCAGGAGGAGGATTTAAAATGAAAGAACGAATTAGATACATGGTAAGTGTTGTGGCGACTCGTCAACTTGGTTTTGACGAACGCCTTCCTGAGCTGTCTAAATACGATATGATGAGCTATCATATCGTATATGATAGTGAATTAGGAACGTCCATTAAATTAAGTTTTAATGGGCATTCCGAATCTATAGACCAGAAAGAGTTGCGTACCCAGATCTGGTCTAATAGAAAGAACCGATTTACATATCGGTTCGAAGGGTTTGTTAGCATCGCTGATGTTAACAGACCCAAGGAAGAGAAATTTCAGGTGAGTTTTATAGACTCACTTGCTTTCTCTGATCTGTTATCTTTCAGTAAGAAGGATAACAGTACTGACATCGTTATTATCGATGTCAGAAATCCTGAAGATTTCATCTCTATTGACGAGATGAGATCCAGGATCTCCTCCTTCATAAAGGAGGTGGGCCATAATGGCTAGAAAAAAGATGGTGTTCATCAATGATGATGGTACTATAACTAGAACATGGCCTCCTCTGGAAATCTGGGAACTTGATGAAGATCCCAGATATAGGGTTGGAGGGGACATCTCTGCTGATACTATCAATAATAGTAAAAGCAGGGAGTCCATTTTGAGTGATGTCATTGACCTCGCTCAAAAGATTGAAAGAAATAACGAAGAGATTTTGAGACTTATTTCAAAATCTCAAAAATAGCTTTACACTTCTTTTAGAATATAAAAAGAGGAGGTGTAAAGTTATGTTTTATAGCGATATTGAAAGCGAAGTAACTATCTGTGAATATTAATAATAGTTACTTCACTTGTTTTGTTTGTAAAATTCCGCTTTCATAATAATATATTATAATTGTGAAAGCGGAATATATTTTGTTTCGTTTTTTAGGGAATACTTACTGTGTTCCCAAACTTTGTTTCATGCCAGTATGAGGACTGGCAGAGAGGAGATTTATTATGAAAAACCTGTTAGAAAATGCTAGAGTATTGAGTGCTGTTGTAGGTAATATTGAGAGCTGTGAACGCTCTTTCCAGGATAAGGGCCTGGAATCTTTGTCTTTCTCATTAAATAAAAATGAGAAAGATGAAGTAATTGTCGACATTGTAAGCAGTTTCGATGTCGACAAAGTCCTCTTGAATATTCAAAAGGACATAAATCTCTATGGGGAAGATAAATTCCTGCCCCATGGAGATAATAAGATCTCTTTCATTCTCAATCAAATGAAAGAGATTAGGGAAACTTTCAATTACATGATTGAAAGTTTTCAGGTCAGCTTTAACTCTGATAAAGAGGGTAAGCTGATTATGGATATAGTTTGCTCGATCAATGCGAGCAAATTCCGGAAGAAAGGAAATGAAGTCCTTTCTGAAAAAAGGAAAGAAGCAGATTTGGATTATGAAGAAATAACCAAATCTGTGAAAAAAACTTGCGAAGAAATTCGTAAGGAAACTTGTGCTCAGATTGACGACTGGGTAAAAGAAATGGAAAAGGATTTTGGGTCGATAGATCCTAAGACCTTTTCCAAATCTAAGTCAACTAAGTCAGATGATGTTATATCATCTGACGATGGTCCTTTAAGAGATATGTATAGGGACTTGTTTGGTGACAAGGGAGACTTGAAATAAGTCTCCCTTTACCTTTCATACTGTAAAGGAGGTGAATAGTATGAAGGTTATTAACCTTACGCCCCATCCGGTAAACATTTATCTGGATGGGGAGTTGGTGGTTACTTACGAACCGTCTGGTACGATCGCCAGAGTGGGGTTCGTAAGTAATGAAGTTGGTGACATTAACGGAGTACCCGTCAGTGTGACCGGCTTCGGCCCCACTACTGACCTCCCGAGTCAGGAAGAGGATACGATCTTTATCGTATCCTTGTTGGTTAGGCAAGCCAACTCTGATAGAAAGGACCTCGTTAACCCCGATGGTCCGATCTATTCGGAACAAAATCCTCGACAAGTGATCGGTTGTAGAGGTTTCTCTATCAACCAGTAATGGTTGGTAGGGAATCATAAGGGAAGTTATCTGTGATACCTTCCCTTATTTTTTTATAAATCCCCATCCCAATTTAATGGGATGGGGCTAGATTATATTACGTATAATATCCAGTTAAGCGAATTTTAAACGATTTATTACCAGGTGTACTATTAATAGGTGCATTGATGCGGAAAGATACAGTAGCAACATTAGCTCCGCTTGTATCTAACTGACCATCATTCATAGTACCTTTAAGAATACCTTCACCAGCAGTAGCTGTGTTTGCAGTAACTTTCTTAGATGCGAATGCAGAACCAGAACCACCGATCTTCATCCAATCGGATTCAGCTTTCATTTTGCATTCTACCCATTTATCACGAGCAACGTCTTCAGTTGCTGTGTTACCATTAGCATCAAGAACAGTAAGAGTACATTCACGAAGGTCGGAATGGTCTTCTGTATTATTTCCACGGTTGTTCCAGATATTTACTACTAATGCAGCCGAGGGTTCTTGTGCTTTTACAGTGCCAACACTCCATGTGTCAACAGTACTTGTATTTGCTTCATTATATAAAGTAATTACAGGACCTAAATTAGCAGGCATAATATTTCCTCCAATTATAATTAAACATAATATCCGTTAATACGGATTTTGTAGGATTTAGTACCAGGAGTTGCATTTACAGGTACTACAACCTTAATATTTACTTTGCAATAATTTTGCTTAGATGATGTAGTATTTTTATTACCATCATTTACAGTGCCTTTGATTGTATAATCACCAGACCCTACGAGTCCTTCGGCCTGTAAATGTTTTGCATCAGAACCACCAACAGGTGTCCAAACATTAACATTTCCATCAATCTTAGGTACGTTTACACGAACCCATTTACCTACTATAACTTCACTATTAGCAGAACCATCAATGTCTAAAGCAGTGATAGTTGCATCTTTGAGATCGGAAATAGCAGCCGATCCATTACGATTATTCCATACATAAATACTGAATACAGGAGATTCATTAGAAGCTTGAACTACACCCGCATCCCAATTCGTTACAGAACGATCAGAATCGTCTACAATAGTAATACTAGGAGCTGCCATTAAAAATAATCCTCCTTCTTAAAAATATATTATATGATTGTTATATCATGAAGACTTAACCTCAATCTTTGCATCTATTCCAAAAGATTCATAAGCTCTTCTAATTTCTAATTCACAAGTACTATTCAAACTACCAGTATTTCTAATAATAGAGTCGTTTAAAAATATACCTGTCATTATTGTTACTTTTTTCAATTTAGGGCAATTAAAGAACATTGCAGTTACATTAGGAGGGGCGGCCACATCTTGTATCCAATAATCAAGGTTATCGGTCCACCCAAACGTAGTATTGCCAATGGCAGTCATATCGATAACGCCTTTAATCTCTTCTAGATTTTCGCAATTACTAAACATTCGTTCAAAATTACCAACTCTAGAAAAGTCTATTCCAGTTACATCTATGGTTTTAATACTCTTGAGATCATTAAACATTAATCTTGCATTATTAAATCTGTGATTCTGACCCATCTTAGGAACTTTTAATTCAGTTAATCCTTCTAATTGTCCAAACATATTATCTGTATTTTCTACATTTGGAAATGAAAGCATAGACAAATCTAATTTTTTTAATCCATTATTTACACTAGGATGGAATTCATTCTTAAACATATCTCTACAATATTTAACTTTATTTAGTTTACCAGCCCAAGGGGAAAGATCTACTGTTTCTAAACTAGCACAACTAGTAAAACATCTAGTCATATTATCACAAAAAGTAGGATCTGTGTATCTAATAAATGGACTTAGATCTTTAGCATATATCATATTGTAAAATGCTTGTTCCATATTACTAGTAAAATGCATAGTCTTGAAGAATTCTTTTTTCTTTACAGGATCTAAAGAATTCTCTTCATCTATATATGCATCATAAATCCATCCTGCTTTTAAATAATCTTTTAATTTATCTCTACCAAAATTAGAGAAATCTTCTAGTTGTGAACTATTAAACAAAACTTTAACCCAGACATTATAATCTTCATAAGGAACTATTTGGTCTGGGTTGGTTAAGCGTGTTTGACTCTCATTCACTACTTCATTTGCAAATAATTGTAAATCAAATTTTATATTCATAATTATCTACTCGATGATTTTATAAGTAATATCAGGAGTTCCATCTTGTAATGTATTTATATTTATAAATTCAGGAATGGTTTGAGTTTCTTTAAAATAGTTATCTTCCATATCAGGATTCTTATAGATAGATTGATATAAAGATTCATAATCATTTAATCCAATAAACTTAATATACACCAATTGATCCCTATAGATATTGGTAATATAAGTAATCAGATTAGGAATATGAAGATCAGTAAGATTATTGATATCTTCAATATAATCTTTAATAGAATTGGTGATATCATCTAGAGTAGAAGCAGATTCATCTTTAGATTGGAATTTGACTTCAAATTTCAATGACAGATTTATTCTATCAATATTTTCTTTTCTATTAATATTGTACATCTTAGATTTTCCATAAGTATTGAAGAATTTATAATCTATTCCAAAAGAATCTTCTAATAAGAATACTGCTTGTTGGATATATAATCTTCTTTCATCAATCATTTCTACTATCTTATTTACTCGTTCATTAGAATTTAAATATAAATCTCTTACTACAGGAATTTTGTGAAGTTTATATCCTTGATTACCAAATTCTTCATCTTTAGTAAGCTCGATATAAGAATTATTAAAATCACTGTAATCATAGAATATATCTATTCCATCATCACCTGTAGAGTATACATTTAATAGACTCCATCCATCAAGATTAGGAACTAAATCATCTAAATTTCCTTTCACTTTATTTATTTCAAAATGTCTTCCATAATCTAAATCTTCTTTGGCTACAAAGAAGAATTTTACTTTAAGGTTAGAAGGTAGGTAAGTTCCTATAGCACTTCCACTCTTAATATTATTTAATCCACTAGGAGAGTAGATATAGCTATCCTTAGTGGAGATTAAATCATTGATATTAAACTTAAACTTCAAATCATATTGATATCCGCTTTGATTATAGGACACAAGATTTGAAACCATGTATCTAAATGGATATTCTTTCCCATTATCATTTTTTCTATATAATACAGCATATACTCTAAAGTTTAATTCTGCTATAGTAGTACCATCATCTTCATATTTTACTAATTGGAAATCAGTACCTATAGATTGGAAGCAGGTCATATCTATATTAAATGTATCATATCCATCAAAGAGATTTCTATATACATGAACATTCCCTGCTACGAATTGGATAATAGAGGAGTTATTCACATATTCAAAATAGAGCTCTCTATAATAATTTACAAGGGTTAGATAATAAGAAGCATAGAAAGGATTTTTATTAATACAAATGAGATAAGGATTTGTATATAAAAATCCACTCTTATCTAATGCTTTTTCCTGATCAGTTCCTGAGACTACAATAGAATTAGCTGTATCATCATTTATATCAGCATAGAACTTGGTTCCAGGTTTTATTATAATATTTCCTTTATTATTATTAGCAAATACATCAGGAGATATATAAGAATTGATTGTGTTAGTAGGAATAATATTGTTTCCATCTTTCATCATAAGATATACATAATACAATCGTTCTATTTGATTATGGACTTTTCTAAGAAGATATAGCCTACAATCATTTCTCTGTAATGAATTAAAGAAGTTATCTAAATCTTTATATGTAGATATAGATCCTCTAGATAATGCTTCAGCAGGTATAGCTCTTTTTAATTCACTAATATTTAATTTATTATCTCCATAATGAGAATCAGACATACTCATCAAGATAATATACATGCCTGTATAAGGATATTTATCAGATTTATAAGGCATCATTTCTTGATATTGATTTAATTTAAAATTACATTTCTCTCCAAGAGTTGTATATACATGAACAACTATTTCAGAGTTTCTTCTAGGTTGTGAATCTCTATCAAAACGTAATCGAATTGTCTTTTCATCAAGATATGAATAATTGATAAAATTCTTATTGGTATCTAAAGTATAATCATATAATCCATCATAAATAGGTTCATAATATACAGCATCTTTATAAGTACCATCTTCTTGTTCTTCAGATACGGTTACATAAAAATATGCTAATTGATCTTCAAATGTAAAACTAAAGATCTTTGTTTCAAGAGGATTATTGATAATTACTTTTTTATAAATCTGAGTATGGGTTACTTGACGTATTAAAGTTTTAATAGAGATCATTCTATCTCCAGAAATATTTAATACTCCAAGATAGGGAAGATAGGGATTTGTTGTAGATG